ATGATCACGATTAATTATCAGACATTCGGAAACAAAGGTTTCCAGCTTAGATTAAGGCTCTACCAAAGTGGTGAGACCAAATTTATCAATGTGACGAAGCTCTTGAAAGGTGCCATCCAAAAACGTCACTGGAACCAGAGAAAACAGCTTTTTATTCCAAGCTGTCCCTTTAGTGATGAAAATAATGCAATGCTTGTCCAATTCCGGCAAAGGTATGATGAAATGGCAATCAACTGGACCGGAAGCGTGTTTGGTATGATTGCTGCCATGAATGATACTCCGGCCCCATCAGAAGCCATGACAGTTGCCGGATTCATTCAGGTGATAGTCGGCAGACTGAATGAAAAACGACATGCGGACGGTACAATCAAAGGAAGTTTTGAAGGGTATGAGAAATTGGAAAGACGCATTAAAGAGTTCTGCAAGTATAAAAAAATCAAGTATTCAAAACTGCTTATCTCAGAACTTACAGCCAATACAATTAACAACCTATTGGAATGGGTTGAGAAAGTGCGTAAAGGCAAAGGGCGCATATATATTTCCAAGATGCTTCATGCCATGATAGCGAAAGCGGATCAGGACGGGTATTTGAGAGCGGATGACTTTAAAAAATGTAACTGGGTGCAGAAAGCGAAGGGCAGTTCTCAGAAAAGTAATACGCTTACGGAAGAACAATGCAAGAAGTTTTCCCAGCTTAATCTTGATGAAATCTCTTGTTCTCCATTAAATGAATTGTACCGGGATTTTTGCCTGTTCATTCTTTATACGGGACAATCCGCTTGTGATGCCATATCTCTTAAATATTCTGACATTAAGAAAATTGGAGGTGTTAGTCATTTCGTATTTAAACGAAGGAAAATAGCCGATAAACAAATCGTACCTTGCACTGTTCCAATCAATGAAGAACTTGATAGAATCATGCTCCGGTGGCGTCATTTAGCTAAGGACGGGTATATTTTCCCTATCCGTAACAAAGAAAAGTTGCGGACACAGGGGACTAACAATGGTGACATTAAACACTTTATAGGAAAGGTAAACTATTGGTTGAAAAAAGTGGGCAAAACTCTCGGGTGTACTTTTCCGTTACATACATATACGTTTAGACATACTGCAATTACTCATTATATAAGTAAGGGTGTGCCGGTTATATATGTGGCGAATATGATGGGCACAAGCGTAGATAATTGTGAAAAAATATACTACAATAATCAGGGTGATACATCCAGCCGGAACAAGGTGTTGGCAGCGATGAGGTTTTGATTAATCATGGTTATGTGGTGAATTATTTGTACTTTTTAAAAGTATCATTCATGTATTTGAATAGTAAAAACAAAAAGACACTTGTCGTAGATTAAAGTTCTATTTTTATTTTTTTGTGCTTTAAAATATGATCCTTATATTTGCATTTATAAATTGTAAAATGGCATGAATATAATGTGGTACAAGATATACAGATTATAGTATATAATTAAATTGCAATTAGTGAAGTTTGCTCTGTTACAATATACCCGTTGCTATGGGTAAACTTTATTATGTACTTTATTATTAGTTCAGAGTTTGTTTTTATTTAATATGTATAAAATGGGAAAGAATAGTTTACTCTCATATAATAATTTTAGAAGTGGGTCTGCATGGTTCTTTGGTATTATAGGTGTAGTACTGTATTATGCAGCGTATTTCTACATAGATAAAGATAGCATTTGGAGAGAAATTGCTATAAAGGCAGGTGATGTGTTGATTATTGGAGTCCTATTAGGATATCTGTCAAATGCAGCTCAATTCCTTGGTATTTTCAAACAAGATTTGCAAGATATCATTTACGGCAAAGATTTTTTGTCTAAGCGTAATGATATTTGTTCTGTTTGGGAAACTGTTACTAAAGTGCTGTTTAAATCAAAGTTTCCTGCTATAAATAAAGATTTGCTTACTTTGATTCAGAAAACTTATTTGCCGGTAGACAATATCACATATTATAGTGATTATAATTCTTCTATAACATTGGAATGGGTAGATAAAGGAAGAAAGATTATTAAAGTGCGGAACCATATTACTTTTGATTTGATTGCGGATTCTGAAAGGCAATTTGATTTTCCGTTAAGAAGTTGGATTGCCGTTGATGGATTACGAGAAGATGATTATTCTGTGAATGTTTCAAACTATATGGTGAATGGACAACCGGCTAAAATTAAGAGTACAAATAGTTCGGTAAAAAATGAAAGGCATGAATTTGAGCAAGTCATTACCTTAGAAGGTTGTACTAAATATGAAATTTCAAAGTTGGTCGAAAAGAAATATTGTTTGGATAAAGATTTTGCTATTTGCTTTAAAGCATTGTATCTGATAAACAAATTTACGTTGCGTTTTTCGGGCCCTGATGACATTAATACAAATTTTTATAGTAGAGGTACAGCGGATGATTTTAAACCGTTTGGAGATGATAAATTTAATAACTTTACAAAAAAATACAAAGGACTCATTTTACCTAACCAGGGTTATGTAATTGCATTAAAAGAAATATAAATATACTACAAAGTTTTGTTCCTTTCAAGAAAATATATATATTTGCACAATAATAACTGATTGATAAAAATTATGAGAGCAATTAGAATTTTGCAAGATGACACTCAAGGATAGTGTTTCACTGCTTATTATCAGCGTTTTGGCGTATTTTGTGAATTGATTTATAATCAAAGTTTTTAATCATATAGCAAGCGGAGTCAATAACTCCGCTTTTTTACTATCTTATGCCGGCTTCCCTCTCAGCCTCTTCCAGCGTTATCCCTTGCTCTATCATTTCGATTATCCGTTTACGCCCTACGGCTTTATAAACTGGGGCCCATGAAATCAGTACAAGGTCTGCCGGATCTCCGGGAGGAATAGCCATTGCACCATCTCCAACATAATGTTCTGACTTCGGGTCACTGAGGTCAAAAATGGTTATGCCTCTTTTGTTTACTATTACATACACATTGCCATTGAATTGTATCTGACCATAATAGCGAGCAATGGAAAGATGGCTGTTTCTCCAGTACTCTTCGGTCATTAAAATAGGTGCCTTCATAATTACCAATCCCCTCCATCGTTTGCTATATCAATGGCAGTTATGATATTATCAGGATTAACGCCGCCATTCTTAGTAAACTCTGATGTCAGGTTATCCTCATTATTTCCATCCATCATTACGTACAGCGTACCACTGGCTGAATATAGCCAAAGACGCTTACCATCTTTCCCACCTCTTAGCAAGTCGTTTCAGAGAATCAATCAGCTTGCATTCTTCAGGAGTGCATTCAATCCCGGCTCTTGTTTGATATTTATTCATTCTTGTTTATTGTTTGCTAATTCCCTTATATCATATTTCTGTCTGCCGAAATGAAATCCAAAACACAACCATTCAATTTCAAATTCATGGCTATGCAAATTGATATTCATTGCCGGAAGTAATGCCCAGAAATGGACATCAAAATCAATATCTACTTTAACGGTTCTTCTATTCATTGTTTTACCAGTTAATTATTCGTTTATACTTGGAACTTGACCAACTTTCATATAGCTATTCATACTTTCATGCAAAGAGGCTTCTTTCCCATTTATCATATCAACCACACGATTCCATGAACTCATTATGTTTCGATCTAAACATGATTTTCTTTTAGGAGAATCAAGCACATTTGCTACCATACGAAGTGTATTGGCTATTTCTTTTAATTCCCAAAGGGGAACATTTACCATTTTCGATTTGCTCATCACTATATTCGTCTTGAGAGTTATTTATCTACGGTTGACTTTACAATAATCTTATTATCGGATGATGGCATTACAATTACATTGCCATCATCTGTACCAATTTTTAGGATAGGATTAAAGTCAAAGTCAGTAGTGGCTACTATAATCATATCTCCAAAAACATATCTTTTATTTTGTTCCAATTCATTCATTTCTATTTAATTTATGTACTTTTACACATTGAACAAAATCTAAACCTTTTGCAATCCACAGCATTCCTGTGATATCTATCTGCGCATGCAGCAAAGAAAGTGCAGTTATGACAATCTCTTTTAAATTTTTTCTTTTTCTTTACTTTAGGATATTTCATTTCTGTTCTGTCTTTAATTTCTTATTCATTTCTTTTTCCGCTGCTTTAGCACCTTTCTTGAAACCTTCTACAAAACTGTCAAAGCAAATTTTGCTTATTTCTGGAGTGCATCTTCTCAAAAACGGACAAATAGAGCATCTTTGGCTAAGTCCGGCTGATTTCTTTGCTATTTTCGTTACGTTTTTCATTGATTATTCTATTTGATTTGAATTAATAGGCAGTTTTATGAAACACATCCACATAGTTTTTCCATGTCTTCCTGTTGTATGGCCAAATAGCGGTTGCTGTTCGATAGCATTCAAAACTTCTCTGACTGTTATCTGTTCTTCGTTCCATTTAAAAATCAAAACTCCATAATCTTCTAAAACACGAAAACATTCATCAACACCTTTCTTTAATATCCTTGGCCAATCTTCAGGTAATTTTCCATATTTTTTAGCTAACCAACTTTCTTTGCCGGCATTTAAAAGATGAGGGGGATCAAATACTACCATTTTAAATGATTTGTCCGAGAATGGCATATTGGTAAAATCTGATATGATGTCTGGATGAATTTGAAGTTTACGTCCATCACACAGAACACATTCCTCTTTTCGTATATCGGCAAATAAAGTTAGAGGATTATGCTTGTCAAACCAAAACATCCGGCTTCCACAACAAGCATCCAATATGATTTTCTTATCTGTCATTGCTTATTTATTCAAATTATGATTTATACTTCATTTTGAAATTTTATCAAAGAAAAAGAACCTTGTATATTGGTGTTTTGCTCAAAGAAACGGCAAGCCCTTTGACCATTCAATCTTTCTTTTCCAGTTCCCTTACATACTCCATTAGATATTACGGCAAAGTGTGGATGATATGTTGATTCCCAAAGATTACCCGGAATCCAATGTATGCAACTTGAACAGTAGTGTTTACTTTTTCTCATGATTAATCTATTAATTTAAATTCGTGAACAAAGACGTATAGTCTTTCGCTTCCATACGTCTTTGACAAATGCTTTTGGGTTATTTGTTTTAAAGAACAATTTCCCAATCTTCGGCAAACACATCACTGATAGACGGAACCCATGAATCAGCACGCCCGATATTCTCATTGTAGATAAGACACTGACTTGTGTAGTCAATAAATCCTTTACCTTTCAGAATAAGGTCTTTGGCCGATTGCGGAAGTGATTGCATCTTGGGAATAACATCACTCTCAATGTGTGCAGGAACTTGTTTGAATACTATTAATCCTTTGCCATTCCAGCCCTCACGCCTAACAGCTAAGCCGTCTTTCAAGTATTCAATAGCTTGACCAAAATTAAGGCTGCAACTTCCTCCAATGCCTGTTTCCATTTTCGTAGCTCTTTGGTTAAGAATCTGCCAATAATTACACATCATCCTGTATTGGACTTTAAGCATACCTTGGGTAACGCTGTCAAGCTCCTTAAATTTCTCACTTTCAATAAATGAAGCAAGTCCGCTAAACCTCTTGCGTAGTTCATCCGATTCAATTCTCATCCTATCTAAAGGAGTTTCAGCAAGTTTGTATGCCTTTTCAAACACATCTTTAGGAAGCCATGATTCAACACCATCATCATATTTGGTATGATAACCTTCAATGGACTGTTCTTCCTTTGACAATCTTTCACCTACTGCAATAAGGCAGTTTTTGTCAGCTTCTCTCATTGTCATAGGTTCGGCTTCAATCAGTTTTGTTCCAATGTACTTTTTCATACTACAATTAATTAAAAATGTTATTTACTATGTTTTAATCTCTTGATTGCGTCCTTTTTAGAATACGCCATCACTTTTTTTCCTTTAATTGTAAACTCTCGTAATTCACGATACTGAATTTTAGGTCTATAGTTAGGATTAAATCTCATACCACGACTGGGATTTTTATCCATATATACATTGTTTTCTGAAGCAGCCAAACTCATCATCATGGCTGTTTCAAGTATTATTTGTTTTAATCTGCTCATAAGCTAAATATTTGTTAGTGTTGAGAAATCTTCCAGTTCCTCCTTTTCTAATGTTTTAATAAATTGGATATCATCGTCATCAAACTCAAATGTTGGAGTGTATTTTAATACTGGATAATGTATTGTTCCACAATCCGTTTCATCTGTATCCATATCAACTGTAGCATCTGCCAATGTTTGAAGCATGGAGATAAGTAATTTTTTGATTTTATTTTCTTTACTCATTATCCAATTCCATTTTTAGTTTTACTTTCTGATGACCGCTTTCCCAAGTTACATCAGGAAAATCATCAGGATTAAGGTTCACCAAACATTGACTCCATTCCCCAAACCATTTAAATCTTACAGGCTTTTTATCAAATAACCTAAGTGTACCTCGTTTATCTCTGGCAACCCAAGCATAGTATGTTCTACTTACTTTTTCCATTGCCTTGCCCTTTTAAATATTCTTTGTTAAAATGTCCATTATGAATGAGCCAATCCATCATAGAAACACAACATTCTATTGGCGTTTCTTCTATATGTGTTCCGACCAGGCAATCTGCTGTATATCTTCTTATTGATAAATTATATCCTGAGCTATGTTTAATCAATTCTGGATGATGAGATTTAAATCCTGGTTTCGGATCTGGAATCTCATTTGGTATCATTTCTAATAACCGTGACAGGCTCCATGCTGGTATTATGTCTCGATTCATACGTACAGAGAACCAATTGTCAGTATTTATATCTTTTGTTAGAGCATGGATGTAGTATTCACCAGCTTCAGGTAATGATGATTTTTCCAGATACATATCCGCAGTTTTAGGTTGTAATCCTAAAGAAAGAAGCCTTTTGGATTGTTCTCTCGTTGTGCATATTTGACTTTTAAAATTCATATCCTTATTCATGGCTCAAGCAAATTTTGCATATTGATAAAATTCTTATTTTCAATTATTGCATCTTCTGGGTAATAAGTGGCCTGTAAATACCATTCATTATAGCATTTTGGACAATACCATTGATTGAGTACTGCAATATAATATCCTTCTGTAGATGCGTTGTTGCACCGGTCACAAATGCCAAATCCACCTATCTGGTTAATTTCAGGCAAATCCATTTTCAGCACTTTGAATCCCTTTTTATTCTTTACAATTTCAGCCATAATCAGTAGCTTTTAATTCGTTTATATTTATCGCATTTTCGACAAAAGAAATGATATACTACATACGTTCCGCCAAAGTCATCAATGACATAAGTTCTATGCCGACATTCCCATTCGTGGTAGCAGAACCATTTCTTTATTATTGCGCCAATCAATTTTCTCATTTTGCTTTTTGAGGAAATCGTAATTCGTATATAGATACTTCGTGGTTACAAAAATCTCCAGCACCATAAGCTATAATTTTATATTTATCACCCTCCATATCTACAATGATTTGATTTGTTTCGATTTCCGTTATTTTACAGCCATCAGGTAGATGATTGTCTATAAAATCATTCATTGAATCCGTAGTCGTATAAAGAGGATAATCCGTTTCCCATCTATAATACTGTAAGCCATCCAGTATCATTTGTTTAGTCAGCATTACACACCTCCTTTCTTTTTTAATCAGTTCTAATATCTGAATTTAGTGCAGTGAATAACTGCAAGTTCTTTATGAACTCTACCATCACCATCCAACTCCTGCTTACCTATATCTCTGTCAAACCATTCAATAAAATCAATAGGATCCAAACCATCATTGCAAGCAATATTATAAATGTTTATTCCTTTATCGTTATCCAATGTAATATTATAGCAATAATGGTACTTGTTGTCATCACCATACCACTCTGTTCTGTAAAATGATACTTTCTGAATACCGACACCGTGTATCGCAGTCAATCTTGTTATTTCTTCTTGTGAACTTCTGTATGGTTTTCCCCTCCATTGTCTGACAGAGAGAACCGCTTCGCCTCTCAGGACCTCTTTTATCCGTTTTTCCCATAATAGATAGTTTGTACATATAATGTGTACTTTCTTTTTTGATAAAAATAAGGACTTAAAATCAGTTGGTTTTCCGGAATTTCTGTGATTTTTAGGGAAAAACTTTGATAAAATTATTACATGCGTTTTCATTCATTTTTTTATTTTACTAAAACATTCATTACAATAAGTGAGTATTTTCCCATTATTGATTTTCACTTTAATACCATCTTTCCTTAAATCAGTTGGAGTAGGTTTAAGACCTGCATAATGATTAAGTCCGCAACCGCATAGATCACATGAAACATCATACCATTTTTGTATCATTTTTCTTCATTCTTGTTTGTTAAAACTTCGATGATTGGCTTTTCATTGAAAAGAAATACGGTTTCACAATCCCAGCAATGCAAAGAATATGGATAAGAATAGCATGTCTCCATCATTCCACGAACTGTAAGCCAAATGCCATTATACTTATTTACCAATTGCCCCCAGTTGATACAAAATAGTCCATACTGATCAAGTTCCATGATATGTGGATGTACCATTTTTTGCATTAAATCATCCAAACTATCAATGATGAGCAATCGACTTGTGTTTATCTTCAATCGAAAACTCTTTTCAAGCCGCCATACACAGAAATTTTCACGTAAACACCATTTTCTCCAACTGTATTCAGAGTCTATTGGCGATGTCCATAATCCTCCATTTTTCGGTTTCGGGAATCCGTGAATTGGAATTTCGCAAATTGAATATATTGGATCAAGATGGTCATTTCCATAATGTTCCACTTCTATTATATTGTTTTCATTACTATTTCTCATTTTAAATTATGTTTTGCGGTATAAAGCATTTGGGAAATCTTGTCTGAAACCTTCTTTTTCATCACATAGTTGATGTCTTTATTCCAATAATTGCTATTTATTTCCGAGATTATATCATAAGCGAATTTCGATAATACATCAACATTATGTTTATACCGTTTATCACTTCGTTCTTTAAGCATTAATCGAAGTTCCTGATAGGATGTTGGAATATTGATTGTCAGTGATTTCATTTCTTTTCTTTTTTAATAAATGATTGATATGATTTGCAATAACGAGGTGTTTTTCTTGCTGTGATACGCTTTTGTAAAGCCTTACAATACATTTGACAGTTGGGGCATGGTTCATAGTGTATGCACTCACTGCAATGTGCATCTGGATTGATTATTTTAGCCATTCATTATAAATTTTTCCCCAATTATCAAATAAACCAACTCTTGTACCAAAAGCATTGTAGCATTGTAGTACGGTTTCTTTAGGTGGAAGATAACGTCCATCGCTAAGCATGATATAACCCTCGTTGATTTGCTGTTGAAGCAAATCCATATCAACTGGCATAATTTCGTCCGGGAATAGAACAACATTGCCTTTGCTTGTTTGATAACTGACTCTTGGTAATTCATAGTGCCCACCCTGTCCTGTAAGCAAAGAGCACAATCCTATTTCTCCTGTAATAAGATGAACTTCTGTGTTTGGGGCATTGACCACCATAAAGTAAGCGTTTTCATCGTTCTTAAAATGATTTACACACATGCTAACTCTTTCAGCATCACATTTTCTCATTCTTTCGTCAAAATGAAGTCCTATTTCATCGTGAAATTGAATATAGTTTCTAACTTTGTTCCACGTTCTCACGGATAGAAACTTGGGTACAGGTAAATTCAGAGTTTTCTCGGTTCCGTCATCATATTTAAGTTCGTGTTGAACATAATGTCTGCGGGCTTTCATAAGGTACATATCGGTAATATCAAAGCTCTCGTCATAACCATTAGTCGTGGAATATTCTTCAAGAATGACACTTTCACTTGCGGCAATTTCATCTGCAATCTTTTGAAACTCAGCTTTAGCATTAGTCAGTAAGTGCTCTGTATTCATTTTATCCTGCATGGGGATTTGTGCCACAAGTTTTGTCGGATATTCTCTTTTATCCGTATCATAGCACATATTTTCCACGATACCACACTTTACTTTTCCACATCTTTCGTGAAAGAAATCCATTGTGCGTAAAACATCCTGATTACTTAATTTTGTGGGCTGGGTTACAAATAATACATAGCTTACTTTTACCCGACTAAGAAGTTCAATGTGAACATTAGTAACACTTGGGGGCGTATCTATAAGAACAAAATCAGGATTAATCTGCCGCAATTTTTTCTTGGCTAATTCAAGGTATTGCCGCACCATTGATTTTTCCAAGTAAATAAACTTGTTAAACATATAACCCGAGGAGTGTATCCAAATATTTTCTTGTGGATGCTCGCTCTCAAATTCCGTATTCATTGATGGAGTATTGATATCTGCATCTATAATAAATACTTTATGCCCTTTCTGAGAGAGAAGTCTCGCTATATTTGCTGTTGTGGTAGTTTTTCCGACACCACCTTTTCCTGAATATACTATAATTGCTTTCATCTTATTTTTATATTTTAAAAACATCGGCTTCTTATACGATGCCAATAGATTTTCTTTTTGAAGTTTTGTGGACACAGAGATTTAACCTTGGTGTTCCATCCCTCACGACATTGTAACCTCTCACTTTGTATCAGATTGTTTTCATATTCCATAAATCCTTTTACCGTTTCAGTAATATTGTTAGGATGAATTTCATATATTTCATTTACTACCATAAAATATTGATTTATTTTCTGTTAAAATCTGCCGGTATTTCACCAAATGTTCTGTTGTCCCATTTTACGACTTCTATCTCATCAATCCAATATGCCATAGCTCTGAGGTATATTTCAGCCTTCATCAGTTTATCATTGCGTTTGCCTGAAGCGGTACGTTTGTTTTTGAACCAACTGATTGCTGTCGTGCTATCGGAAAAAATAACTTTTGGATGGAAATCATGTTCTATGATGTATTTTACGGCCTCTACGATTGCAAGGAACTCACCAATATTAATGGTTTGATTGCCCAAATCACAGTAAAATAATGTTTTCCCGTTTTTTAGGTCAACCCCCTGAAATTCCGTTTTACGGTTTTTTGTCGAGTGGGCGGCATCAACGGCTATACCTTCATTGAGACTAATCATATTGCAAGACTATTAATTGATACTGTTTTCATCATCTAAAATAAAATCAGGATATTTGAATTTCATTCTTTGCTCCATTGAAAGAGAAGAATAAATCCTTGCGTAGTTTACCATTTCGGTCTGTTTTTTATCCAGCATATCCATAGTGACAAATGTATTGGCTTGCAATAATTTTCTGTGTTTGTCCCACTGGAGCAGGGCTACACCATCGTTGACCGGGCCAAAAATGTGTACCTTGTTACGAAATACTGAACGTGTTTCTATCCAAGTCATTGAAAGATTGCGTTTCATGTAAATCGCAATAACATCGACCAATGATTTAGAAAGTTCTAATTGTGAACGCATTTGCCAATCGCAAATCTTACTGAAACGATTTTGATACCTGTGAAAGAAATGTGACGTGAACTTAATAGCTTGTTGGCTTTGAATATAAAAAGCAATAGCACACATTCCTTTTGATGTGTCCATCAGTCCGATATGAAAAGAAGTCCAGTCCCATCTCTTTTGTTGACCCTTGCCAGTCTGAACATAAACTAATATACCAAGATAAAGATTTCCACGTTGTGATGTAAAAACTTTAGTAATTGCTACTTGTAGTTTCTTACGACGCTTCCACAAATACTTTACAACATAATCCGTCTGGTCAAAGTTGATAGTTTGAATTTGAATATCTTGAAGGTCTGCATAATATTCTTCAAACAATTGACCACTTGACATTCTTTCTTCAAACATTGCTGTGGGATTGTTCATACAGACGTTTAACAATACAGGCAGAATTGATAAAATCCTCAGCCACACCATGTGCATTTTCAAGGTCAACACGTCCACGAAGATTGTCGGCAATGGCCTTTATCTCACGTTTCCTACGTTCTTTGCTGGAAGGGTCATAAATAATGACTTTGTTGCCGAACTTCACGGTAACTAAGAATACATTTTTCCTACAGGTCGTTAAAATAGTGCCGGTAAATTTTATAATAGATGCAGATTTTACGATGAAGCCTTCTTCGTTACGCATTGGAATCAAGGTGCAGCTGTAAAGTACATTTGGAATAATGTCTTCGGAAATAGTGGGGTCAATAAATACAATTTTCTTTTTGACAGTATCTTCCCTACATCCTCTCCAGCTGCCATTGGATTTAGTTACGAAGCCATACAATCTGTCTTGCATATTGTTAAGTCCTTTGTAGAACTTGATATTTGTTTTGATTTTCTGTATCATTTTATTCATTTTATCAATTAAGACAGGATAAATAAAAAGGCCCTGCACCATGTAATAGTACAGAGCCTTAAAGAAGATTTATTAACAAACCTTAAAATCGGGTCAGATAATAATTAATAATCGGCACGTTCATCACGTTTTATTTGGTCCACATCCGGGATTATGTGTTTTCCGGATGAATCAAGTTGTTGAATCAATCTGAATGGCTTATTGATATTGGACATTTGTAAACTGTCTATGATATGGGTCTTTAATTTTCCATTGACATTTTCAGTTACAAAAAATTCATCATAGCCATTTGCATGATTGTAAAATTGAACTATCAGGACTTCATCATCCTGAATTTTCAAATATTGCCATAATTGTTGGATTTTAAATGTTGCGTCCATGATATACTGCTTTTAATCAATTATAATTCTAAATCGTCTGCAAAACAATTGGAGCATAAACCATTGGTACGTTCATGGCATTTTTTTGTAATGCGTATTCCGCAACGGTTGCAAAACAATATTGACTCATTCCTTCCATGAAGTATTTTATTAAGGGATGCCTTGCTGATATTATATTCTCGTTGCAGGGCCCTCATTACTTCAGGAAAGTTGTAATTCTTATCTTGATGCTCCAACCAATGTAGTCCGCTTGTCAACCTTTCATAGTCTGCACGGATAAGGAGACTGCGAATATAGGTTACATTAAGCAGGCGTTGTGAATTGAAGCGTTCTAATATAGCCAACTCAATGCCTAATAATTCACTTGCTTTTTCCAAATCCTTTGGACGTAGGTTGAATTGAACAGAATCGGAAACTCCCATGCTATTCTATTTTTTGAAATGAAATAGTCAGAACCGGTTTATATTTTTCGTCAACATCAATATTATAGAAGTAGTCTGACAAAAGGTTTAGCATTACACGGTTGCTATTCTCATGAGACATCTTATCCCAGTCAAGTCCCATCTCATCTGATAATGAGCGGGCCGCTTCATAAAATGGACTTTCTTTGGGAATTTCGTTGACGTCGATAGGTGCATTATCTCCAAATAAGTATTTGGAAAGGCTGAAATAATCACCAATTGCTTTTTGGGATTTTTCCAATAATTCTTTTTTTGTTGCCATAATGGATTGTTATTATGACACTGCTATCATCAATTAATAAAAGACAAATCGCAATGGATAACTTCGCAAACGGCAAGAAGGGTCTTGATAGAAAGTGGAGTCACATATTTGTTAGCTCCAGATGTGGACTTGATTTTTTCAAGTTCTTCTTCAACCAATGATTTTGGAGCCGTATAATGAACCGCTGTCTTTCGATAAATTAGTTTGTTATCTACTTCATAACGATTCATTAATAAATCCAACACCTTATGCACATCAAGCACTGACATCGGGCAAAAACAATCTTCGGTAGCCAAGTCGGTCATCACAAATTTCAATCCCAAGTCTTGACAATATGTGATTAAATTTGAAACCGGATAATTACTTCTGCCGGATTTGATGGATTGGACAGCGTATGCCGAAAGACCACCTTTGTACACCTTATCTTGCGATACCGCTTTAAGTTTCTCTGCAATTTGCTCTTGATTCATCTATGGATCGTTCTTTTAATTGTATTTACTATGCCAATAATATCATTTCTTACCAATTCATAATTAAAGGCATCTACTTCCTGACATTGGTCGATAAGAGTTTCAAACTCATCATTGGCCTCAGATAGGTCAGATATATTTTCTGACAGCGAATCGTTGCCGGCAGAAAACTGAAATGATTCCGGCCTGTTATCAAGTGCTTCCTCTTCCTCATCCATACACTGCTCAACTTTAATTTGTGCATTCCGAATGATTTTTAATGCAGCCTCCTTGTCTATTACCGGGTCTCTCAGTCTTTCTAAATCATCCAATACAAGATGAAGTACATTTCTTCGTCTTTTATTCATACTTTTTGTTTTTTAGAACTTTACTGAAAGGCAATGCAAAGTTATAAAAAGTTTTGCAACCACCTTTCAGCTTAAAATATTTATTCTGTCTGTTTGCAAATAATAAGTTCTTCAGCATACGGAAGAGATTCTATCCATTTGCAGAATATTCTCCATTCTGGAAGCCTGTGATTCCTGCGTTGCAAATAAATTGTTCGTAGCTGCTCATAATTAGTTGATACACGCATAAATAGCATAACCCCTTGCGGACAATTGGAAAGAACTTTCATAAAGTTATCTTCACACTGATTGGCATTATAATCGGCGATAAGTTCTTTCATCTGCCGTTTGCTTTGTTCAGTAACCCACTTATTGCAACATTTATCAAAATCCATTTGCATTAGCCTGTGCATCTTTGATGATGAGGTTACAATATCGAACCAATGATATCTTTGCATTTCAGGAGATATGTAATTGGGATACTCAATATCAAAGCTAACACGGATTCCGGTCCTAAAATTGGCATGGCACCTTATTTCCCCGATAGATGCTTTACATAGTTTTTTTGCCCGTTCAAGACTTTTTTCAAACTCCTCATCAGTATATTCCGGTGGAACTAAACGCATCGCATTTCTACAAGCGATGACTGATTCTTTCAGGTCATAGACCTGTACATTTGTCACATTCATTTTTACTATCTATTTTTAATTAAGTATGAGACTGTAAATAATAGAGGAATTAACCTTGCATTTTATAATAACAAAGGTTAATTCCTCCAATAATCTTAATGTCGAAAATCATTTCTTAAATGGATTCCAGCCTAAAAAGATTGCAATAAGACCTAATATCAATCCAAGTGGAATCAATGATGTAAGTACCCATATTATTTTCCACCATGGTGAAGGGTCTTCAAATATAAGAAAACCACAACAGAAATAATACCATGCCCAACTCAATCCATACAAAATGCTAATGATTAGTCCGGCAATGCCAACCCACATAAATAACATTCCAATCTTTTTTGCACGCTCTTTCCATTTACCTTCCGATGTTTTTTCAATTGCAATACAGATATTAATTGCAATACCAATTATCATCCATATCGCAAATATTATCCACTCCATAATTTTATGCGATTAAGTTTTCATAAATACATTTCATACACAAATCTCCAATGGCTTCTGATTCCAGTCTGGCAATTACTTCCGGATCCTCATGCCATCCCCACTCACGAAAAATGCGGATAGTTTTTTTCTTTTTCAAATAGCTTCCAAAGCACTCTATTTGATTGGGTTTTAATTTGAATGATATTGATGCGGTATTGCTGTCCTTGTCTTTCCAACACGCTTGTTTGTTTTGGAAAAAAGTTATTACACTGAACGGGACAACACCGGACTGTAACCCCATTTGTTCCAGCATCCATTTTCCTTCATCTTGTTCGCCCAAAAATCCACGAGTAAACTCGTTTACATAATAGCCATTAACTTTAACTTTGTCATTAATTTCTTTTCTTTTCATTGTTATTATTGATGGTAACAACTGCCTTCATCAATATACCCGTACCTTAGTCATAACACCATTCAGTGATTTCACAAGTATCAGGGTGTATAAAACAAATAAGTTCAACCTCCCCATCAGGCGTATCTGATGTGTGCAATGAAACGGCTTTAATATGTCCGCTATTTGTGTCATCGTTCCAGCAGATATTAAAATCGACTCCGACATAATCAGAACTGGTCGCCATGTGGCTACGGTCAAGTTCGACTTCACAATATATAATAGAGTAATCATCGTCAAAGCCGTTATCACGTTCATACGAATTTAAAGAGTTCCACAGTTCTTCGAATGTTTTTGCTTTTGATATAGCTTCTTGAATAACTTGTTTTGCTTGTTCGTATGCGCTTTTGTTGAAATTGTTGTTAAACAATTCTTGTTGTTCTTTCGTTAAATTTATTCTCATGATTTGTTTTTATATATTAAACATTTAACCTCGCACTTATTGATAAATGGAATATTTTATCAAGATTTTTTCTCATTTCTTCTGCATATTCAAATAATTCCTCTTTTGAGAGGTCTTTACGTTGCCAATCAAACATATTGCAATATCTACATCCAATAGCTTCATCTTCAATTTGTTCAAATGTGAATTTATGTGGATTCTCTTTTTTCGTTTTTGATTTATTTTTCATATCTTTACAACCCTTGTTTTTCTTAACTCTCCTGAATATCCATGTGCTTTTAGCCCATTGACAAAGAAATCAACCGGAAGTCTAACATAATCGACACAGGAATAATGAACAGGCTCCCCAACATATTCATGAGCGAGCAATCCATTAGCATAGGCACTTGCTGGAATTTTCATAAGGTCCAAACTTGGATATTGTGTCAATACCGTTTTGGTAATAAGCAAATTATAATCATCACATTCTGATTTATTGGAATGTGGACATTTACCAGCTCTATTTTTAAGTTCACAATCCTTACATAGCTTGTTTAGTTGGGATTGCAATTTCTTGTTGATATTCTGGTTATAGCTCATACGTTTACCACTTTAGAGTATCTTAATTCTCCATTATACCCTCTTCTTCGGAGTTCAGCAAAGATGTTCTCGTCTGTAAAGTCAGCAAGTGTAAGAATTGCTTTATTGCCCTGTTGAGGTATGTAGTTTGCAGGACGTTTTTTGTCCAGTTCTTCTGTTTTTGCTTTCAATTTTGGTCTTGCCATATTTCGTTTTATTTAATTGTCCATGAAGTTGTTACATCACATCTTTCGATTGTATTATGTTTGGTCGCACAACCTTTACTCAAAAGCTCATCCAAGTATTCTATATCAACATAAATACCGGATTTCCCTTCCCAATAGCTATTTGTTCCAGAAAAAAGAACAGATTTTGTGAATATTTCTACATTTTCCACTATGATAGTCATAGAACTTCCATTCCATGACTCATAAATGTGCATTTGCTTTCCCCTTGTCAATTTTAAGATTTTAGCTGCATCGCTTTTTTCCGCATCTGAAAGTTTGTTTGGAATATATTTTCTTGCAATCCTATCCAGTTTTTGAATCACTTCGTCAGATTGTAAAACATTCAATTCACCCAAGGATGAAATGAATCCTTTTAGATATTCATAGGCTTCCGTACCAGAAGTTGTGAATTTTTCGTCCTTGTCATTTAATGCCGGACCAAAGCAACCGCAATAATCGGTCAAAATGTCTTCGAGAGTTTTCATATTCAAATTGTCTTTATCAAGTTGTTTATTGGAGAATATTTATCCCGAATAGGTCATCTGGTGTAAGCTGTTTTAATGACCAATTCGGGATTTAATTTGTGATTTATTTTACTTACGCCATTCAGCTTGTTTACGCTCAATGTCAATCTTGTTGTAATTCAAGAAATCTTTTAATATCCCAAATAGTTTATATCCTTCAAAATCAATAGGGGCAATTGTATTTTGAAGATATAGTAAAGATGCCGTTTTGTTCATCTTAGGAAATTTACATCCATGAAACAGAATAAGATTCTTCATAGTAAAGAAGGCTCCGGCACCTTTATAAGCATCTTTAAACTTTTTAGATTGCAGAAAGTCATTGGAAATATATGTTTTTTTAACCTCATTGTAGAATTTGTCAACAGCATTGTATAACATGGATGCTGAATGCGCTTTTTGTATATGATTTAACGCTTTTTCTAATGGTGCATAAACTTTAACTTGCAAATCTTCTACAAATACATCACGTCTCTTGAGACGGACGTAGGGAACGCCTTTACATTTTCTAATACGCGTCTTTTTAAGCATTTCTTTGAGTTGGTCAATATAATGTTGAGCCATTTCTATAGCTACCTCCTTATTAAACCATCTGTTACGTTCAGTGAAATTTTCAGGGTCATTGGAAAATAGCTTGGACTGAACACGATATTCTTCTGTAACCATATTCCATTGATATTTGTACCCTTTACGATTCAAAGCTTCTGTAAAACCAATTTTTCCATGTGTGTTGTAATCAGTCTGTGTCATCATGTGAAACACTTGTGCCATCACCCATCGTCTAAACAGCCGGCGGTTAGGCACTGTTCCACCATTAATAATATCTGCAAAAATTGGATCATTATCAGGAATGACTATAAATCTTCCCTCAACCAGTCGCCCTACAGCTTCATCACCATTTGAACTTTTAATCGAAAATAGATTTGATACATCTATTCCGATATTTCGTAGAGCGGCAATCTTATCATCAGCCGTCTTACATTTTGCAACAACCTCTTTGATAGGACGCTTATTGTTCTTTGATGTTTTATTTCCTTTTTCCGCGATTGACATTTCTGTGCCACATACAGGGCAATTTGTTTTAATTCTTGGCATAGTTGATATCTTTTAAGTTATTATTAATTTTCTTTCTTTGGTTCAACCCAATCTTTTAGCATGATAAGGTCTTTATGGTAAGGTGATTGCCAAAACCATTTATCCTTAGCAAAATCATCCCATTTTAAAGTGCCGGTCATAATTGCTAACAAGACATAAAGTTCAAGTTTAATTTGGGCAACTTCACGTGCCTCTCCATAAAGCATATCTTCATCAGATAGTTTTTGCTCTGGCAACGCTATAAAATAGTTTTTACGTTTACTTACGCTTCTTTCAGAAGGCACACTGTGATGGTATCGTACAAATAATTGAGTGATAATTTCCAGCGAATATCCATCTTGTTCTATTTCACATTCACCTTCATATTTGCCATTTTTAATGACATATTTTCCATCAATTTTTAAACTTCTTTGCTGAAAATTGACAGAAAATCTGGAGCCTTGCTCCACTTTCTTAATTGTTTCTTCGTAAATGTTGTACATTGTTGATACTATATTAATTGAATCTCATCAGCTTGGTACATCTCTTTAATTTCTTGATTTAAGAGCTTTAGCGGTTAGGATCCGAATTCATCTTCAGCCATGGTGATGAACCTGGCTGAGGTGAAATTCGGTACCTAATTCGGTAGAAGCTTATATAAATTTGCCGAACTTGATTACATATTCTGTACTGAATAATGGTTCTCAAAACGATGATGCGTCTCTTTATTTATATGATATATTCCAGATGGAAGTATAATACGACGCCGGATTGGGCCGGGTAGGGCTTAAAGCCGGCGTCGTATATGCTTTTCAAATCTGGACTATTGAATTTCGTTTTCTTGAACCATGTCTGGCGCATTTCAGTGCTGTTTATCTGTAACGTCTTTTTGGTATGTTTCTTTATTATGTCGATATGTTCCAGTATTGGAGTCAAATGGACCAGAGTAAGTCATCTCAGACATGAGATGACTGAAACCGGTCCTTGACTATTTATACTGGATAATTAAATACAAGACCTTCCAGATAGAACCGCATACCCGGTTTATTAATGAATAGCAAAACAACATTGTGCGTTCCTCTATTATTTTTGATATGAATGATCTATTATTCGTGGACACATGACGACAGTCTATGTCCTGAATATATGTTGATCATTTATTGAAGTATGTTGTTGCACTATCAATAGTTGCGCACCCAACTCTAATTGATTAAGAACTGTCCATATTATATAGTTTCAAATAGTATGATGTAAAGCTATTAGTATGTCTCTTTAATAGTTTGATAGAAGCCGCCTATGAGTATGATCTCCGTGGGATAACACGGTAGATCGTGCGATTCAGCCTGCTGCAGCGGATTCTTAAATATTAGCTCATTCATCATACACCAGCATGCTTGGTTTATTAAAGACTGGCAACAAGCGTTTTGTAAGCCGATTTACTTACTCTCATTGCATTTTGCATACATCCAATCGTAAAGTAACCAGGTATTATCTTTTCAGTTTTTAACCGATTAGCTTTTACATTTTTACCTATACCACGTTGCACGCAACCATCAGGCTGAGTAGCTACATAACCAAGTCCACCAATTTTATGTTTGCCGGTAGCAACAGCTCTTAGGCAATCCATTATAAACATATTCAAAGTTTGAATGTCTTTTTGGACATTAACAACTGGAAGAATTTGTGTAGCCCAGCTATATTCTCCATTGCCACCATATAAATAGCGATTTACGCCATTTATCGCTTTGACCAATGATATATCTCTAAGTCTAATCGTTCGCGCTTCAATTTCTTTTTGAAAAGTTTTAATTCGTGTCGAACTTAATGATATGTCAGCCCCTTTAATGGAATATCCAAGAAATTTGAACCAACGTGTATGGGCAAGAAATTCTATCTTTTTAGGATTCAGCTTCATGTCACGCTTCATTACTTCTTCCTCCATGATTTTCATTGCAAGTTGATAATCAGGTCCGACAAATAGCGCATCATCTGAGTATCGAACATATACTCCGTTTAATGCGTTCAAACGCTCATCGAGGCTGAACATTACTACATTAGCAAGCCAGGAAGCTACTGAACATCCTTGTTTTAGCGACTGATAAGAATTTTGCAGTTTGCCATCAGTATCAAAATACCAATCTGAGTGATAATATTTGCGTAGAACATCTATAATTGCGGAATGTCCCCATTTATCTTCTACAGAGTCAAATGCTTCGTCAATAAATCGAAGCGGAACGGAGTCAAAATATTTGCTAAAATCTGATTTCCATCCAATCACTTCGCCTTTGGTTTCGCAAATCTTACAAGATATATCCTTGACTATTTTACCACACCCAATGCCTTTTTGGTATGATAAACAACTTGGATGAATCATTTCTGGCATCAATTCAAATAACAAGTCATTAGCTATACTAAGAAACACTCTATCAATAGGTTCATTGATATACACTGTACGAAAATCACCATTATCTTTTGGTATTTTAGCCGTATGCGGAGGGGCAATCTCATATTTGCCTTGTTTGATTGCCTTGCACATTTCAACCCGGACTTCTGGTTTTGTAAGTTGATAGAGATGGGCTTTATTGATGCTTTTGTCCACACCTTTCTCAATTGCATAAACCCAGCGGTCGGTATTGAAAAACATCTTCAATATCTTATCTTCCATATCAATCACAGAGTTTAATTTCGTCATTGTAATAATTCAATACCCATTCGAGTAATAACCTACGGTTTTGGATATCAAGTTCTGTATAGAATTTGATGAGATATGTATGTGGATCTTTAGATTGTGTAGCTAACTGCCATTTGTTGATCATGTGGCAGATAGGGCACGTCCATTTGATTGCCGGTATAAATTCTGGAACATAAACTATTTCGTTATTATTATTCTTATTGGTGTATGGAACAACGTCATAGTTCAAACTGAAATACACCCATTTGTTTATCGCTGTCATGGCGATTCGTGAATTCTCTGTCATAATTTTTAATGTTTAAGCTGCCCGTTTTTGAGCGATTTTATGTTTGTTGGATTCTATCAATGTAATTATACGGTCTTTAAATGGTGGTACAGAATTATGAACTCCACGACATTGAATAATCTCCAGATTTTTAATATCCATTTCGATAGTCGCAATAGACACGCCATTAACAATGGCATGCAATATCAATGAGTGTTCCTTTTGGTAATACTTGTTTGTAAATACGCAATGGTGCATTGTATGCCATTCATCAATAAATTCTTTTATACTGGTAAGTGGTTTAACGGTAATTTCTTGATCCTTAAACTCTAAATCAAAGTATTTGGATTTTGCTTTTTGATATTTTTGCTCATCATTCAAGACCTGCTTAGTGTTAGACAAATACTTGTTCTCGTCATCCATTTCACGTTGTCTCTGTTGTTGTCTGCGCACTCTTTTTTCTTTGGTTTGTCTTTTCTGTTGCCAATAGTCATGCGCCTCATTTAGATTGTCAGGACAAATGAATTTAGGGTTTCTAATATCTTTTTCCATATAACTTAGTGAACTTAACAAATCACACCATATGGACGCATCTTCAACCATATAATTGTTTCGTATTGCTATTTTAATGGACGACCAATACCTATCAAGAGAATAGGATGAACTCATAAAATATCTTGCAAGCTGAAACTGACCGGCTTTCCATAGTGTTTCTATTTTGTTGTTTGTTAGTAGGCTTTTTATAACCTTAGATGGATTGTAATCGTGAAAATCACCATTAAATCCATTTCTAACCAATTCAGGAATGGCATATATGCGTCCGATGACTTTGCTCGGACAAATAGAATGCGCATAATAATGTTCTTGACGAATCTCTAAATCACTTGACCAGTCCCATGAATCCACATAACAACATAACCAATTTCTTTTTCGACTGACAATAACTTCTTTACCATCAGGAACAATCCAACGCTGAAACGCTTCATCAGTCCACCAAGTCACTTTTTTACCTTTACGCAAGGTTGCATGTATAAAGAACATCCTTATTACTTGGAAACCTCCACGCCTTGTAACTATCGCAAAATAATCTTTGTAAACAATCTTTCGCTTCCGGTCTTTCTCAACTGTCAGTTTTGCGGAACAATGCGGACAAGTAATGATATCGGCATTGTTTTTATCACCTTTCCATGATTTTCCACAATCCATGCAGGTATATTCTCCTTTTGAATTGAGTTTTGCAATATGGGGGATGAGATGTCTTTCAACTTGCTTTTTCTGGTAATCACTCAGTTGGGGCAGTTCCTTTAAGTTTTCTACCACCATTCTTTGTAGTTTGTTCCTTGGCTTCATTTTGAACTTTGTTTATGTTTTGTTAGAAAAGTGGAATTTCCAGTACGTCAGGCAAATCCGGGTCTGTTTTTGCGGATTTTGACTTTCTGGGTTTGGTTTCCTTTGGTTTTGAGGCAGTTTTTTCAGGAATAGAAGTGTGCTGCACATCTTCCACTTTATTCTTTGGCCCATCAACAACGATGTCATCTTCATCAAAGTAATGGATAGCGAGACCGTAAACCTCCTCATCGGTACAAGCCACACACCGATCATTATTCTTTCGATTTTTCTCTACTTGTTGAAAGATATATTTGCAGCACTCGGATATTGATTTGTTGGGCTTTGCATAGCTCTTTGCAAACATCTCATCTTCTTTTGCGAGATTGTCAAGAAAAGTCTTGATTGCCGTTTCAAACGATGTAAAATTCAAATCCATAATATTATAGTTTTATATTTTTGTTATAGAAAGAAGAAAAATGATTTGTGATTAAATTTTAGAGTGTCTTGATTCAACCCGATTCCAAACATAAAATTCTGTTTGGATATTTTAATGGTCTCAATATTTATTGGCGTATCACCTTTAGTAAATTTTGCTAAACGAATTGATACATTGGGGTATGCAACATTGACTACATCATAAGCAAAAATTTGTCTCTTATGTTTGATTATGATAGCATCACCGCTCTTTATGCTGGAGGAATCATGGTATATTGACATTCCGTGCCGCTGCATAAAAGTGTGTAAAAGTTCCTGCTTAAATTGAAGAATTAAGTCAGATTTGTTTTTATCCAAATTTGATTTATTCCAGTGAAATGTGCTTGCAGTAATTCCTGGTAAAGACCCGCCATTTTTCATCAATGAAAGTGCTTGTTTCTCCATAAAATCAAGCACTTTCATTTTTGCTTCTGCTATAGCAATACTGTCTTTGTTTTCAATAATTTTTCTTATTTCATCCCATTCTATGTCCATTGTTCAATTAATTAACACCCCTTTATCTCTTAGCTCACTTCGTTCGCAGTCGCTTCGCTCTAAGGGTTGAAGAGATAAAGGGGTTAAGGGTTAATGAAATGCTGCCACGGCACGCACATAGAGGCTGAGCGACACCTTAGTGCTCCAGGTGCCGAGGTAGCCGTCGTGCAGGTGCAAGTACCAAGCGTACGTCGCCGAGTGCTCAGTAGAACTCCAGTACCAGCCATCTTTTATGCGGCTTCCGCCGCTAAATTCGATGGCGGCATTGATGGAGCGTTTATTGAGATAAATAAGATACAATTCAGCAACAGAAGGAATCCATTCATCATCTTTCAGTTCTATATCAGTGCCTACCTGTTTGATATGTTCGGTATTTGATTTGCCATTCCAATCAGCAACCGCATCGTCATAATTGTCAATATAGCCGTCATAATTACCATCGTCCTGTGTGTTGGTTAATGGTTGTTCTGGTAAATCCTCCAAATTAATGGCGATTGAGCGCATTCCCATTATAACTCCGATACGCTTTACCATTTTTTGCGGTTTGTTCTGTTTTGCAAAGTCAAACAATTCAGCAGAACCATCTACATAAAGATAATAAATTCCATCGGAATGCAATGTTTCTGTTGTGTTTACAGGAAGTTGATTATCTAACTGATTATTAGCATTATGATTCAACCAGTCAAAAAGTTGTTTTGCTTCTTCACCAAAATCATTATAAAGAGCGAGTTTTAATTTTTGTTCTTGTGATAATGCGTTATACGCTTTTTCTACATACTTTTCTTCAATCATACTATATAAATTTAATAATTAATTATTTACCGTTACTAAGGCATACAGCCAATTTGTCAAGATCTGATGTTGCAAAATAGTTTTGCAACTCCTTCAGAACGGATATTTTTTGTGACTGAAGGAGTTTTTTGATTGTAGCCGGGCTACCGCCACGATATAATTCGAGGCAATTTTTTGCTTGTTGTGTCATTTGATTTATTTTATTAGGAATAGTATTAGTATCATCAAAAATTAGAATGAGAATGCTTTTATTATTCTAATTATTGTAATACTATAAAAGGTTTTAGACATCCATCAATATACTCTGACTTATAAAGTTTTCCATGATACGCAATGTTGTTAAATGAAGCGGCTCCATACGGATAATCCTCGCCGTTAATGGCAGGCGTCCCATATTTTTTACCATTTTGTCCAATATGATATTTTACTGCCTCAATATATCCGCATGGACTTAATTCAAGTTTCACATTCTTTGGCCAATCTGGATATTTAGCCATCACTCTTTTAAGTATAGCGTTGCCAGTTCGTCCATCAGTGACGAAAAATGCTTTTGGATAATTGCCTAACATAAACATGTTGTTTTTAAGATATTAGAAGATCATCTGAGAAAACTTTTCCAAACACGCATTTTTGTGATGATTTGTTAATAATATCTATGCGCCATAATGTGTAATCTTCAGGTAAACAGCTTTTTATTATTGTGAAAGCAATCGAAGCTTCTATTTCCAATTTTTGCTTATCAGACAAATCTTTGGCTCTATATACTTTATGGTCATTGGGTGGTGTTGTGTAGTTTAAAGAACCATAATACGAGTGTTGTTTTACAGAATATTCAAAAGTATCAATATTAACAACACATTCATAATGTCCATCAAAATTTCCTATAAGATTCCATAATATGAACCTAATACCTCCACTTTCTGTCTCATACACTTGAGTTGGGTGATGAATAAATCTTACGCCATCGCATTTCCTTTCCCATGCGTGTGCCCTGTTTTCTTTCCAATAATCCAACCAAGCATTTACTTTAGATTCAAGAAATTCTCTGCTTAACATTCTAATCCCGGTATTTGTGGCAATTGGCGAATAGCTTCTTTCTGCTCTTCTTTCTTTTGCCATTGTTCGTATTCTTCACGTGCTGCATCGGTTGACGGAACTAAAGAAGTAGCATCTGTATTACATCTGATGTATTCATAAACCAAATCTTTCATAGTCCAATCACCATCTCCGTCAATAGGTTCATCGGCCTTCAGACAATATAGATACCATAAAATGCACTCCAAATAATTAGTGTTATCAGGATCTACTAAATAACCAAACCAATCCTCAATGTCATTACTCATAAAACTCCAAAAACCAGGAGAGTCAGAGTGCTTTTTCTTAATAATTTTAGTGAGTCTTACACGATATTCCGATTCACACATTAAGTTGGTAATCTTTTTAATAAACGCATCGTAGTCACCAACTTCAATATTGCAAATAATTTTATCAGAAGTGAAATTATATTCACGAGGACTCTCAACGCTTTCAGATGTTAGCTTGATATTTAGCTGAAGTTTATCATTCAATTCATTAATGTACATTTCTGCAAAGTTCTTTGCAACCGCATCACGATACTTATCCGAATCTATTTCCCAATCTGACAGATGTTCAAAATCTGGATATTGGTCATGCAAACTTTCCTGTTCATCTTCTTCAATATATATTTCGCTGAAAATGGTTTCGTAAAAACCGGGAAAACTTTTTACTTCTATTGTTGTTTTCATAATTACAGCCTTGTTTTTAAGTTCTTGATACACATATATATTCTCCGGCAATGTTGTATTCAGAATGGCGCCCATCATAGCCGTTTATTACAGAACACCATCCGTCATATTTAATAATGGATTCACGCCATTCTTTCAAGCCTAATGTTGTTGATTTTGCAGCAACAGATTCTCTCCATAAATATTCATATTCATCATCATCGACTATATCCTTAGCAATTTCGGTAAGTTCATCTTCTGTTCCTATGTAATATTCAGTTCCATTTGCCACATATAAACAATCGCCAGATTCTTCAAATGTAGCATCCAAATCACTGAAAGTCAATTTAAGATGGATTCCTAATGCGACAAATCGTTTTGCCTCTTTCTCCTCACATTTGCGCATTTTCATTACCTTTTTGACTATATCTTCTGTTGCTTGGAAACCCTTTGCTTTCATGTCGAAATCATCTGGAACGGCAAGTGATTCGGACAATTCCTTTTCTTCATTTTGCAAGGTTTCGCACAAGACATTTATTCTATTGAATATGTCTTCCGGTATAGGCAAATACAACCAGCCTGAACCATATTCATATCCATGACTGATATACAAGCCTCTAATAGCCAAGAACAAATCCTTAACATATAAATCATTTTCGTTATTATTTAATCTTTTAGAAGTTAATCCGAGAATATAGAGTATTGGATTGCCGTTCATGCGTTTATTAATCAAATTTCTCAATGTCGGCATATACTCAGGTAGCACTTGATAAAACTTACACATGATATCAAATGAAGTGCTATCAAATTGTCTGCGGAAGTGCTCATCATACCCGGAAAACAGTTTGACAAACCCTTCAAAATCCTGTTTGTATTGCTCTCCATGAAGATATGTTTCTTGGTCTTTGGTACCACTGCCCATACCACATAAGTGATATTTGTTCCAGAAATCAAGCAATTCTTTTTGCGCTGGTGTTCTTGGAATTATGCTGTTATAGCATTGACCACAACTCGAACCTCCTTCTCCGCATACAGATACCTCATAGTGTTCTGTAAACTCTTCAAGAGTGTCAAAACGCTTTCTTGTGCAAGGCTCCATTTCACGAACTTCAAATTCAATAGTCCAGCGATTCATGTTATTATCACGAATTGTGACTGAACGGCTATACACTTTAGTCTTCATGGTTGCTATTTGTTTAATTCGTTAATAATCTGCTCTATAAAAATCCTGGATACTGGTATTTTTTCTGAATACATTACACCAAAACTTTGCCGGCGATATTCAAAAACAATAGGTTGGTTTTCTGACGTACTTTCTAATTTTGCATTCAATGCACCAACCCATTCTCTTGCAGGTTTAGATTTTAGGAATTTCAAGATAATCGTGATAGATTTCTCCCAGTCATAAAACTCAGGATTCCAAGGATTGCTTATCATATCCGAGAAACGGATAACAAAGCAGTGTTTGCTTATCCGCTGCATCGGTTTATTTTTGGCTACTTTCAACATGGCGGAAGAAATAGCTTCCACCAATGCGTTTTCCATTTCACTCTTTTTTTGCTCAAGCAGGACAAGCTCTTGTTCAATTTGTTTGATTGATTTATCCATATATATAATTATGAGAAGTTTTTTACTATTACTCCGAGCGAGTCAAATTTCACGCCCAGTTCATCATGTGCTTTATTTGAACCACATCCACATTCTCCGACTTTCTCTCCGGAGCCACATTCACATAGGTCAATTCCCCAATGATTTACGCAATGGTCACAATAAAATGAATCTGGAATTACATAAGCTTGCGATATATCCAACTTTAATCTATCAAATGTTTTTTGATACATACTATTGGATGTCCCGTTGTCATATACAATTGTAATTGCACCGCAGACGCATTTTTGTATATATGTTATTATCATATTGATTGATCTTTGTACCATTGAATTTCATGCTCATTTGCCTCTCGGTACAACATATACACACCTCCAAGAGTGGAGTTGTAAATTAGGGTATAACCATCTTTTTGATGAATGGAGTCTGTTCCATTATTTGTCCATCGTGGTTCTTCATCACGAATGTCGTCCTTTGACCATTCATCACTATCCCAATCTTTCAAATAGTCAATGACAGCTTCTCCGTTTGCATCAGTAAAAACTGTTCCATATCCTGCACCATCATACAGTTTATCACATTTATCTTGTATTTCGCCGAATTGGACATTGATGATTATTCGATACATCTTTCCCTTTTCAGCCAT